TTCAAAGTCTGCTGTACGGTAGGCAATATTGGTTTCTGATCGTGCAAGCCTCTGGGCATTCCTGTAGCTGGATCTATAGACACCCTGGCCTGGATGGTAGTGCTTTGGGTTATCATCGATCCATTTGTAGATACCATCCTCCTTATCAAAGATCCTGCGTTTCCATACACGGCCATAGATGGGGTTTCCATCCTCATCCTCTCCGATCTTTATACGGAAACGCCTGTACCACCTATCAGGATCCTGGAGGTACTGCTGTATCTTTGATGCAAGCTGGTTGGCTGGTGTACCCTCACCTATAGCCAGATCCAGGGTACCCTCCAACTCACCTTTGTACTGGCTGGTGTATTTCCATACCTTTTGTGACAGATCCAGCCCCTGGGCTTTCCTGGCAAAGAAAGCATCCATAGCCTCCTTATTCCTGAGGAAATACTTTGCAAAGTGGTTATCCTCTATCGACTGATCACCAAAGATGGATTTTACCAGCTCATCATTATTCTCACTTGCTAATAACCATTCCTTTTCAACTCCAGAACGTATCACCTGGTAAACACGGCTGTACATATTCCTCAGGATCGGCTGTACCTCCTCAGTATAGCCATACTCTGAGAAAGAGAATGGTACACCATCCTCCAGCTCTGTGCCTTTCACAATGTCTATGATTTTACCCAGTGAATCCTGGTAGATCTTACGCACATTGGCAGCATAGCCCTCTGTCCTTTTCAGGAGAGCCAGCTGGAGAGGCTTACCACTTAGATACTTTCCTTTGGGCATAGCTCAGACTATCTAAACACATGAATAAGAACACCCAGGACAATACCAATGGCATCACAGATCAGATCGTGAAGCTCTGGGGTACCGTCATGGTGCCTGTCATAGATCTCCTTACCAATTCCCAGGATCACTGTGATCACGATTGCAGCCCACAAAGGCATCACGTCACACAGTGCCAACAGGATCAATGCGCTACAGGTAATGTGCAAAAGCCCATCAGTGCGCAACCACCTCCAAATTGCTTTGATAATCTTCATAGTTCAAACTCTTTTGTTACATCTGGTAATTCTATAGTCTGGCCTTTCAGCTCATGGGTGCAATCATCCAGGTACTGGATCTGGCCATCAGTTACGAATGAGTGGCAATAGGTACGCTGTCCCCTGTAGGTACTCTCAACAGCTACAGACGGTCTTATGGTAGGCCTCTCCAGGTTTCCGTTGAACTGCCATACAGGGTACTGATCTGCTGGATCGGTACCTATCTCATGTGTCTGCTTGCAAGCTGGGCAATAAAAGTAGTAAAGCCCCTTTGTCATATTGATTTTCTTGATCTTCGGCATCACATTACTCTCCCTGGCCAAATATATCCAACTTGTTAAGCTCCTGCTGTTGTTTCAGCTGTTGATCCATTTTCTCCAGTTGCTCCTGCTTGATCAGCTCCATTTCTTTCTTGGCATCCTTGATCAGGTAAGAAAGCTCCAGCATGGTTTGAGTGCTCATACCACCAGCACCAAACTGCCTCAGCACGTCATTCAGCGTATCTGAAACATCATCACCAAACGGCTCCTGGAACTCATGGCCTATCTGGAGAGCATCATACAGTGACTTGTGAGAGTAGTCCAGTACGTTGCCCAGGATAGCCAGCATCAGAGAGGCGTGCCTGTTCATGTAGCCATCATGGGTTTCCTTTCGTTTCTCAGCCTTGATCACTGCCAGCAGCATCACCTTACGGATAGCCTTAGCGGAAAGATTACCCAGGGTTTTCATGTTGTCAAAGTCTATGTTAGGAGTGAAAGACTTGCTCAGGATATGCTTATCCAGGCGGTCATACTCATTGGATTTGCTCTGGCTTGCCTGATCCCAGGTGAGATACTTAACCTCACCACCGTTTTTCAGGATGTACAGCTTAGCCTCCTCCTCAGCCTTTGGCAGACTATTCAGGATCTCAGCAGTTGCAACCATAGCTGGGTTAGCAAAGCGATCATTCACATCAGCATCAGTTGATGTCAGTGCCTCTGTGCGCTCGATCATGGGCTGTGTGCCATCATGCTCCACCTCCTGCTCAAACATCAGCACAGGGATCTTACCAATAGGATTCTGCCTTACCAGCACCTCCCATCCTACATTTGAACGCTTGCATTTGTAGATGGTATCAGCTGTGTACACGTCCAGGTGGTGCACGGTCTTATTGCCAGCCTCAGTGAGATAGTAACCCCAGGCAAAGGCTGTCAGCTTACGGTACTGATCCTTGATGAAATAAATATCATCGTTGGTTTTCTTGCTCAGCACATTCAGCAGCAGCTTAGGCTCATTGGTCTTACTGTCCCTGTACACGTGGTAGAGGATAGCAGAAATGCCCTCAGCACCAGCAGCACGCTTAGCCTCCCTGACAACAGCGTTAAAGCGGATCTCCTCATTGAGCCTAATATAATTCTGGAAACCATCATCAGTATTCTCTGAGATCTGGAACCACTTTACAGGTCTGCCATACAGGAACACCAGGGCAATCTCATTGATGAAAGGCTGGTACGGAATGGGTATTTTCCACCGCTTACTCCATCTGAGGAAATTGCCTTTTTTGTCAAACACAGCCCTGTCCTGACGCTCATTGATCTTGTGAGTAGAGATCTCATACTCTTTCAGATTTTGTGCAGCCTGGATGGAGCAATCTTTCATCATACTTACTGCCCTGGAAACATCCTGTGCCTCCAGCAGCTCTGTGAAACTCTGCTGATAGCCTATAGCAGCTTTCACATCATTTGCAATAATGTTAAATAGTCCCATTTTCTTTTTTCTTCTTATGCTGTTAGTCCTAACCTACGTTCTATATCGTCTGGTATATCGTACTCGTTGTAGTCAAACCAGGATCTCATCAGGAACATATCCCTCCAGTCTGGAGATCTGCCTATGTCATTCTTGATCTCAGCCTTTGGCTTTAGCATCAGCCTGCCATCGTTATCTGGTTTCCACGTCTGGAGCTGTTCAAGCTCGTTGGTGATCTCCTCCTGTTCTGCCTGGCTCACCAGGTTGGCCTCCACACCTACCTCATTGGCATTGATATGATCTGCCAGCTTGTAACCGCATTGTGCCTGTAGATTCTGGTAGTTCTCACCGTTCAGAGGTGCTGAGTTATTCACAAAGCCCTCAATGTCACAGTTATCTACCACACCACCACCTACACCGTCCTCATCGGCAATACACCTGTACCTGGGTATCTTGTATTTCTTCTGGCACCTTATGATGTACGTCTGTATGTCCGTTGTCTTTGAGACAGGGAAACACTTGTAATCAACCAGCACCCATCCGTTCCATACACCGATCCTGGCATAGTCAGCACCGAAACGTGCTATATCGGCTGTCAGGTAGTGCACACCTGTTTTCACAGCCAGTATATTTCCAAAGATCGCACAGATCGCATCATGGCTACACAGAGCCAGTGGGTTATCATCGTATTCCCAGTTACCCTTAAAGAGGCGTTCAAACTTCACCTTATCGGATGTCGTTCTCAATCCCTCTATGTAGTCTGGATCGATAAATGGGTTTTCCTGTACCAAACATGGCAGATAGGCCTGGTAGTCTTTCAGCGTGCCCTTTCTCCACGGTTTGTAGAACTCATCATACATCCAGTTCTTTTTAGGGTTACAGGTGATAAAGAGCTTACGTTTCAGCCCATACTCCTGATTCAGGCAGCGTCCAACACGTGTTTTCAGCGTGTCATAGGCTCCGAAATTGACCTCACCGCCCTCCTCGATCCATCCACCAGTGAACTCTAAGGATCCGAAACGCTCATAAAGCGGATCACCTGGCTTATACTGGAGATCCAGGAAATCAATACGTGAGCCATTGTAGAACTCTATGTAGTTCAGTTGGCCGTTGTAGTTCCATAGATCATCTGGCACCCCATACCTGGTACATACTTTCTTGAAAGTGATGTAGGTACTCTGGGTTATTCGTTTCAGCTCTGCACGTCCTATAAACCATTTGGTCTGAGGAAAGCACAGGCTCATAAACAACAGCCAGGCAGCTCCAGTCCACGATTTAGCACCACCAGCAGCACCACCATACAGAAATTCAGCGTGCTCATCATCCGTTAGGATCCTCAGAGCCTCATTCTGTTTCTCATGCTGTTTGCCATCTGCAGTCGTGATAAAGTCGAAACATCCACGCTTGAATAGCTCGATCTTTACCTGGAGAGAGATAGGTATGGTGATAGCCTTGAAACGCATATCTTACCCTCCTTTCTCTATCTTTTCCAGGAGGGCATTGTACTGTAGCAGTTCATCAGTGCTCAGCATTGACAGATCCTGAGCCTTTGGTGTTGTGGTTATATCACCCTCGATCTTCTGGGTTGGTGCTCCAAAAGAACGATCCAGAACATACTCCAGGGCATCCAGTTTGCCGTATTTCATACAGGCATTGATATTGCTCACCAGCATCTGGATCCAGGCTGGGGTGTCTGGGTTTGGCTTTGGCCTACCAGTCTTTGGATCAATCTCAGTGCTCCTTACCAGAGCCTGTAGCTTTGACGGTGGCAGCTCGATCAGGGCTTGCATAATGTTTTTGAAATCATGCTCCTCCAGCTCATGGCCTACACTCTCACCAACAACTTTCTTTAGGTACTTATACACCTTAGGCTTTCGGCCTCTGTTCTGAGGCTGATTCTCAGAGGTAAATCGGTTGCCCTTTTTATTCCCCTTTTGAAATCTTGTGTCATTACCCATATCCGTTGTTTGTCCGTTGTTTGCGTTTGTCAAACACACTACCAGGATCAAAAGAAATCAGAGGCTGTTTCTGGCACTCTGATCCTTTGTTTACCTGGTAAAGCGTTAAGCGTTTGCCTCCTGAGCCTCGTACTGATTCAGGAACCACACCATAAGGCTTTCGCCTATCTCATCATAGGCATCCAGTTTCTCACAGTGCTCATCTGCTTTGTCGATCACACTTTTCAGAGCCTTACGCTCCTCCTCTGTGGCCTCAGGAGGGAAAAACTCTCCTGCTATGTCCTTTTTCAACACTGCCAGCTCCAGATCAGTGAGCTGGATTTTCTCCTGGTTTTTGCTTTTCTGTGAATCCATACTTTTACGTTTTTATTGTTATACTTATGATTTGATGTTAAAACTCTCCGTTGTGCTGTGTGGTTACAGCTTGTATTTCTTAGCTATGCTGATAGCCTTTTTCGTGTACTTGTCAGAGCGTCCGTGAATACCCTTAGTGATCACCTCAGCCCAGAACTCATCCACGTTGGTCTTACCATAGGATCCATAGCCCTTTTTCTTCTTATCCTTAGCCCAGGAATGGTAGAGCTTTGTGATCTCCTTACCAGCAGCCTTGTGCTTTGTGGATGTATAGGAACTCGTCCAGGTGGCGTGTGCCAGCTCATGTGTTACAGTGTGCTGGGCAGCTCTGTTGGTGACGTTCTTAAATCCACTGTCATAGTTGTGTTTCTTATAGTCAGCCTCAAACTTTCTCTTTGGCTGATCAAAGTGCTTACGTGATAGATAGATACCCTGGGATCCGTTGGCACCAATGTATGTAACACCGTATGCTCCTGGGATGTCTGCCAGCTTGATACTCCTCTCCCTAATTCCCATCACTGCCTCATACCTGGATATGGCACGGTTGATCTGTTTCTCCATATCCCTGTGTTTCATACCGCCAGTCGAGACAGCGGTCTTTTGCATCGTCTGTACCTGTTTCTTGGTAAGACGCTTACCTGTGGATGTCACGGCTACACCGTTTCCAGATCCACCCTTTGCGTAATTGTTTACACCTCCTGCGTTTCTACCCATAATATAAACGTGTTTAGTTATTACTATATTGTTACTATTTCTTCTTAGCGTTGATAAAATCGGTAACGTACAACAGATTGTGCTCCTGGCAGAAAGCCTGGATCTCATCACCTCCACCATAGACGATCAGGTTAGGCTGTTCCAGTCCACTGATCTCCTGGGCTACCTTTAGATCCAGTTTCAGGCTCTCCATCAAGCCCCCTGGTAAAGAAAGCGTTGTAGCCTTTCGGAATACCCATCTTATTGTACTCAATGAACTTGTGGGAAACATTCAGATCGGCATACACCTTAACACCGCATTCCTGGAGGTACCTTGCAAGCCAGCGTTTCTTGTAGATCAGGGAAATGCCATAGGCAATAGGTGTCTGGTCATGGCAGCTACAATTTGGCTCCACAATGGCCTTGCATCCACTCATAATGAGCTTTACAGGATCCTTGAAAAGAGCCTCAAACCTGTAATCATCCACATAGAAATGATACGTTGCCACATCCTTTCTCAGTCTGCTGTTGGCACCCCAGGGAGAAAGAGGCGTTTCCAGGAAACCAGCCTGGCCATCCAGGAGTAGTGTGGGGATGTCGAAAGGATTGTTCGCTGGGTAGAGCACATCCTTTAGCATGGATCGGTAGAAATCCTCCTTTTCGGCATCCTCCTCACTCTGCTCC